TCTGACCGGACTAGGTGTGTCTCTATTACCTGCAGCCTTTGCATTTAAGATGCTAGGTGAAGGAGCTTCTGGAGTTGCCACTGCTCTTTCACAGATCACTCCTCAACTATCTGAACTTGCACAAATTGGTCCTGCTCTGTTTAATACTGCTACTGCTCTTGGTGCACTCTCTGCCGCATTAGTTGCTTTCTCCGCAGGCTCTCTTTTCTCTGGTGGAGCAAGTCTGTTCGGTAAGATTCTGGGTATCAATCCTATTGACCGTCTTAAAGAACTAGCTGCTCTGGGTGACGGTCTGGACAAGACTGCAACATCTCTTGAAAGAATTAACGCAATCGGTTCTCCTAATAAAAAAGGTGAACAACTTGAGGGTATCAAATATGATAACCAAAACATAAGGTCTGAACTTAAAGGCCAGAATGAAGCCTCAAATATCGTAGGTGGTTCTACAATGACTACGGTTGGTGGTTCAACCTTCAACAATACAAGTATCAACCAGAATAACATACCCGATAGAACAACATTTATTCTATCTTCTAATATGGCATGGACTTCTAGTTAAACTAAAAAACCCCACCTTTCGGTGGGGTCGTAACATTACGAACGAGCCAGTTTGGCAAAGTAACTTAACTCGGTGCCGTCATCTTCATCATCTACAGGGCTTGCCTTAACCGGCATACGAGCCGGCTTCACTGCAGGAACATCTTCGTCCTCATCGGCAACTGGTCGAGGAGCAGACCGACCCACTGAAGGAGCAGCTGTTTCCTCAGATGCAATTTGAGCAGCCTTGTCAGGATATGCCTCATTGCCAAGAACATCATAGAGTTTCTTCTGAAGTTCTCCATAGCTCTTATAGTTCTTGGGGTCAGTAAAGTCCTTCAAAGCATGAAGGGTGTTATACAAAGTCTCAAGGCGCTTGTCGTCTCCCGAGAACAGAGGAGAAGGTTTATCAAATTCAGACTTGTCGTAGTTGCGGTAACCCTCAACATTACGAATCTTCAGTTTGAAGTTTGCACCTGCCCAGAAGTCGAAGACGTTCACAGGAGCCTCATCCTGAAACTGAGGCTGCATGACATCCATAATCTTGTCAAAGATCTTCTTACCGAACTTGAAGAGCATGACCTTACCTTCATTCGAGGGATTGGAAGGATCCGAAATCACAAGGATGTTCGAAACGTAATGGAGACGACGCTTACGTGCACGGACAATTTCCTTATCGGATTCAAGACCCGAGTTCCAAAGTTTGGAATTCAGTTCGGAGACAGGGTCGGGTTGACCAATCGAGGTCAAAGAGTTCTCGATATACCACTTGCCAGTGGGTCCTTTGAAACCATGGTCCCAGAAGCGAACCCATGGGAGGTCGTCTCCTGCAGGAGCAGGAAGGAAACGAATAACGGCATAACCGTTTCCTGCTTTATCAACAGTGGGAGACCAGATGCGGTCATCTCCAAATGATTTGTTCTCTGAAAGCTTTTCAGCTGCCTGAACAAGCTTGGATATAGAAGAGGCCGAATTAGCCTTTAGTTTTTCGAATGACATATATTTTAGTATGGTTGTTGTGTGTTGTTGTATTACCACCAACAGAAAGGATATTATCCTATTCGGTCGGCGATGTAAATCCTGAAACGAGTATAGAACGTATTTTTGTATAGTCAATTAAATTGGTAAGGAAAGGCTGATATTTAAGCACCAACCTTTTCTTTGTTTCAAACATACCCAGAGGATCCTGTAGGTCCTCCATATTGCTTGAACCAATGAAATCAACAAGAGTATTTATCACTGCAACTGTTTCAAGTGAAATTGCATTCTCGTCATACAAATCAAATATCTTTGGCTGCTTGCCGTCATAGGGAAACAGAAGTGAATTAAAGTCTCCCTTTTCTTTCATCAGTTTAATTTCATTCTTCAGATGGTATGAATATGATTCCAGAAAGGCTTTTCTTCTATCATATGAAGTTTCTTTCATTGAACCAATCCAATCATTACCATCGAGGACATTGGAAACATAATAACCAATTGCCTGGTCTTGTGTTTGATATTTCCTTGCAACTCGTTCAAAGAAGAATCGGTTCTTATGAGATTCAAATGTGGTGGACTTTGCCGCAGAAGTCTTGAACTGATACTTTATTGCATCATATGTCCCGTGGAAGTGAAGCTTTATGGCCATGTAAAGCCGATATGAATCAAAGGGAGATGTCCTCAGACTTTGAAAGTTGTTTAACATTTTACATATAACTAGACAGGTCTCCCGTGGGATTCACTCCGGGAATGCCTCTGTTACGTATTGCATCCAGTCTTAATCGCTCTTTAAGCGTATCTGAGATGAAAGGAATGGTATCCTCTGGGTCCAGCTGATACTCGTGGCAAATCTGGCATATTGCTTCGGAATACCTCAGCTTATCCTTGGTCACTAAAAGCTGAACTCTTGAAAGGAATTCCTCTTGGTTAAGAGCTATCGGTACGATTGGATTCATATTTGTTTATGGAGAATAAAAGAAACGGAGCGGCAAAGAGAAACCATCCCCATCCGGAGATACCGTTACAAGCCATATAGGCTGCAGACAATATGGTAATCGAACAGGGTATGTTATGTAACAGTAATAGATATTTCATTTCTGAAAGATACGAAGGATGACTGTCTGGTCATTGATTCTTCCATTGGGAACAGACTTCTTGGCTTTAATTGAATCAATGGCTTTATCAAGTTGTTTGGATGTCTTGGATAAGACATCTGGAAGCAAATCATTGGGTTTCCGTAAGCGGATATTGAATGATGCTGTTTCGGTAAAGTTCTTGATTGCAGAACCTTTCACTTCAAGACCTACCGGAGAAGCAGATTCGTAGCAAGTAAGAACTCGATTCTTTGTATTGAAGACATATACTCGATGAGCTCCAGGGATACTCATGGGTGAAACAGACTTGACAGAATACTCTGCAGAGGCCTGCATAAACTTGAGTCTTGAAACTTGTTTCTCTGCAGACTTGACCTTCTTGACACGAGGTTTTCTCTCGGCCTTCTTTGCATGAGTAATCTTTACAATCTGGTCAAGCATATCTTCACAGGCGGCAATTCGAAAATTAAGGCCCTTCTTGGATAGATATGAATAACCCTCAGTGACCTCTTCGTATTTTGCCTCTCTTGCATCGGTCAGTTCAGTTAAAAGCTTTTCAATACGAGGTGTAAGGAACTTCAGGCCCATGGGAGAAACACTGTGCTTTGTCAGCAGTGCCGATATGTTCAGAGGTAGAACTTTATCATCTCCACCAATCCAGGTATCAAGCATGGTATCAAATTCATTACCCAATGTTGACATTACCTTTTGTTCTAGCCTTTCCTGAATTGAAACAACTGGTTTCTTGTCGGTATCATCTTCATCTCTGACTGCATATATTTGCTTAAAGTTAATACCCTTATTGATGTCAGTATGAACTATATCCAGAATATCTGTATCGGTAATTTGCTTAACACGGTCGGAGCTCAAACCTTTATTCAGGCAGCGGCAAAGTTTACCCGTTGTTCCTGAAACAACCCAATCGGGAAAACTCATCATTTTGTCAATCTGTTCCTCTGTATACTTACCTGAGGATTTCATGAACATAATTACATCAGGCTTTAGGTCCTTTGAAGAAAGATAATACCCATAGAAGCCAAAAAGTCGATTGTATTCCTTATTGAATTCCTCATCGGTCCATGAGTTTTGCAAATCCCAGTTTGGTTCTTCTCCAGTATATTTGGAATCGAATGCCATCACTCGGTTGTTTCTAAACGTGGGTAATTTTGACATATGTAAATATATTATAGTTGATACCAATTGTAAACACTAAAGTAATTCAGTTTTTATCTTCTCTGCTATATTTTGCAAAATCATATTTTGCATAGGGACATATATCTCTTTCAGTATTTGTTGGCGAAGTTTCGTATCGGTATGATGAAATAAATGCGCATCTGTTTTTAGCCAAACTTCATCCCAAACTTTTCTCCAGGGTTCTTCGTGTACTTTATTTTGTAAGTTCATTGCGAATAGGATCCCTGACTTGATTCCAGACTTGATTCATGACTTGGTCCCTGACTTGGTTCCAGACTTGGTCACTGACTTGGCTACGGACTTGGTAATCGACTTGGACCCCGACTTGGTCCCCGACTTGTTTCCAGACTTTATTTTGTAAGTTCATTGCGAATAGGATCCCTGACTTGGTCCCAGACTTGGTTCCAGACTTTGTCCATGACTTGGCTACGGACTTGGTAATCGACTTGGTTCCAGACTTTGTCCATGACTTGGCTATAGACTTGGTAATCGACTTGGTTCCAGACTTGGTCACTGACTTGGCTACGGACTTGGTAATCGACTTGGACCCCGACTTGGTTATAGACTTTATTTTGTAAGTTGCTCATCGGTAGAAAATATGGTTCTGTATGGTCACAGTTGATTTAAGTTTTTTGGCCCAAGATGGACTTACCTTTAAGGTGTGATAATGGTCTGCTCCAAAGGTGTAATTTGTTTGTGCCTCAGATTCAGCAATCTGAATAGCTTGTTTCCACTTTGGATGCTTCTTGGCTTTATTGACACCCGCATCCTCTGAGATTCCATTCCAGCAAGAGAACTGTAAGTTCTGTAAACAAACTTTGTCGAGACCTATCTTTCGTTTCTTACTTCGAGTCACAATGACCTCCTTAATTGCTGCCATTGCTCGAGGATCTTTCTCACCTCCGGCCTCGGAGATAAGAGTGGCCGCAACGATTTCGGCCTTTGTAGCGGCTGATACCGAACCAGCCGAGAGGACTAAGCATACCAATAGGTTTTTCATCATGATACAATTATCCTCGGTTTTCATCATAAAGTAAATAAAGAAAATAACCCCTCAGCTTACCTATTCAAACTGAGGGGTTTATAACTTTTGTTGTTACTTCTTGGCAAAGGTGAACAGAGTCTCCTTGCGCC